CAAAGGACTCCCCAGAGTTTACTTAGGAATTGAATACCAAAGTAAGGGCTGACTCAGGACGTAAAACCTTTACGCCATACAGAGTGTCGGCAGTGAACAAGTCACCAAGATACTCTTGCTTGTATTGAGTCTGGGTACGGACACCCATCTGCTCTGCAAATACCATAGCATCACGATGACCTAGGATACCTGCTTTTAACTCTCCACCGTTAGTAGCGGCGTTTTGAGCCGCAGTTTCTACAACTGGGCAGTTAGTTGAAACGTAGATGTCAATACCGTACAGGGAGCCAATTTGACCATTTACAACTGGTTGACCTGATACAAAATCAGATGAATTGTAACGATCAATGCCACGTACAGTTTGAACAACTGATGGAGGAATGACAAGGAAACGCTGATCCATTGGAACATCGTTGTCGTCAAGCTCTTTAACAGCTTCACGGAAACCAACGTCTGTAAATAGATCAGCAGGAACAACAGTATCAGCCGCATAAGCAGTCAAATTTGTTGATGCGTCCATAAAGAACGAGTTGCTGTGAACGTAGTCAGCACCATCTGAGTCACCAAATGACTTAGCGAGTGCAAACAGGTCAGTATCGACCTGCTTTGCAAGTGCATAACCTGCATCCGAAGTGTAGAACTGACGGAGTGAAGCAAGAGCTTGCACGTCAGTGATGTCTTCGATCAAACGAGAATACTCGTAATGCTGATCGATTGCTACTTGAACTTCTGACTCAGTAGCCGCAATCAGTGTGACCTGAGTTGAAGCCGCTTTAGCAGATGCATCGCCACGAGTAGGCTTAGGGACGTGAAGAACATCGCCCTTCTTACCTGTCATTGGCATACGGTTTACAAGATTGGCAAGAACGAGAGACTTCTCGTATGCCGCTATGATTTCGTCAGACCAAATCTCTGGGATAAAAGTAGCCGCAGTAGTATTGGTGACGTGATTAGTACCTAAAGGCATGATTATAGCTCCTTAACGCTATTTAACACGACCCTCAGCGTATGCCGCCATTATTTCTGGCTGTAACTGTGTGTAACGCTTGGGGTCAGTTTGCATGAGTTTAATAATATCAGCACGACGATAGATTTTACGACTTGGTGCTTCAGTAGAACCTGAGGCAGACCCTGTAGATGCCGCTTTGAGTTGACGCTTACGATCTTCCTTTTGAACCTTGGCAGTCTCACTCACCATATTCTGACGTTCTTTCCACGTTGAAATAAGTTCGTTAGCACTGTCAAAGTCAAACTGGTGATCTGCACGTTGGTACAACTCAAGACGCACTTTAGAGCCTTGTACCCACTCTTGGAAACCTGTGTCTTGAATAATGTCAAGAAAGTCCGGGTGAGTGTTCTGCAGTTGAGCCAGAGTTTGCTGTTGCATCATTGCCTTTGAGGTTTGTTCTGCCGCCTTAAGTGACGGGTGTTTTTCAATGGCTTTGGCAATAGCTTTCTCTGGGTCTGAGAAAAAGTCTATTTCTTCGTCAGTTTCTTGTTGTGGGCTTGAGGCCGATTGAATCTGAGACTTAACAAAGTCATCAACAATCTTCCGTAGTTCACCGACTTCTGAACTTTGTCTGCCTAGAAGTTTTTCAGCTTCCTGATGCATCTGAACGATATCTTTGATATCCTTTCCACGATACTTGTCAGGAATCTCGTCTTCTTCGGCTTCCTCAGATTCCTCAAGGATTGGCTCTTCAGCTTCCTCTTGGATTTCCTCTTGTTCTTCTAAAGTAGCAAACTCTTCGGTTTCTTGCTGATCTTCGGGTTTCGTATCAATTAACTGTGCCATATTGTTAAACTCCGTGCCGTAGCATTATGGATGTGTTCTCTTAGCGGCTCTTTCGTGATCTTTAGCCCACGCATCGTCGGCATCGGGCCATCCCGTGCCTTTGAAATGTGAAGATACACTTGAGATTATCCGCTGTGCGGTGTCACCACATTCAGGGCAAGTTGCGAATAAATCACTTGAATCTACCCATTGCTCTTCTATGTGGTCACATGTAATGCATTTGAAATCATATCGTCTAAGCATCCTCAGACTCCATTTCAATTGCATTTTTTATCCCTGTCTCAAAACGAGTGATGTTCAATAATGAACTTCGCTGTCCCTTAACAAAGGCTAAATCTTTTTCATCTTTGATTTCTTCAATCACGTATGAGTTTAAAAGCTCTTGAGCTTCATTAACAAACTGTTTCCACCCATCGTGTAAAAACAAATCAAGATAATTTTCATAATACTTTTCGTCTTCAGGACTCAATAGAGTTTCTCCTGTATTAAATATATACTTATATTATACCATAAAATGCTTGACTTGTCAAGAGGCTTGTGCTAGTGGAGCCTTTTTTTGTGGTGCTTTAGGTTTACTTGATTGCTCTTCTAAAGTCTTAAGACGTTCATCATACTGCTTAAGAATGGCATTCACTTGTGTTAGAATGTTATCCAGTTCTTGCTTCGTTACCATTTTGGCCTCTCATTTGCATTTCTACAATATCTTCTTTAGTTTCAATCTCACGCTCTTTGAGTACCAATTCGGCAATCTTAGCACGTTGATTAAATTCTTCAGTTGTTGGGTCTGTTCCCATGCCTTTCATAACAGCGGCATAGCGTTTAGTTTCACTATCCACAGGAAGCAACTCAGTTTCCACTTGATTCTGTTGAATGCGTGAAACAACCTCTTGAGTTTGAGCCTGAACATTTTCAACCATTGCTTGTTTCTGAGCCATTTCCATCTGCATTGCTTGTGCTTGCGCTTGCTGTGCTTCAGGATTTGGTTGCATTGCTTGTTGTAGGCTTGCAATGATTTCCTCACGGTTGCTTAAGTTCATGTTGTCAACGATTGCCTGAATAAGCAATGGATACATTGGAGAATCCTGACCCATTGTCTGTAGCAACTGTACAAGCTGTGTAACCTCATACTCACGAGCAATAATACCAAGAGAGCTACTCGCCACGAACTTAAAGTCCTGTGCAGGATAACGCTCTGGATCAAACTGCATGTACCGATAGGCAACCTTTTGTACTAATGGAATCAAAAAGGCCTCTTGGAAGTTAATTAGTGTACGCTTATGCCGCTTGATGATGGCTCCCAGTGACATTGAGATACCCGCGGCTGTGGCATCCCCATTGATACTTCCCGGTATACCTGCCGCATCAATAGCCCCCGTTGCCATTTGAACCATTTGTTGGAGACTGGCCGCTTGGTTAAATGTATTTGCGTCTAGATTTCCAAATCTAAACGGCTGTAAAACTTCTGCGGGATTGCCATTCGTAAGGATGGCCTTGCCGGGTCTAACTTCTAACTTGCTTCCGCGAGGAAGACGTGAAGCATCAACAGCAAGCATAGGATGTACGGTAAGCGCAAGAGCGTCAATTCGTGCTCTCAATTCAGTGTCAAGAGCTTTCTGTGCATTGTATCCTTTCTCACAGATACCACGTCCCCAGAATTTGCCCGGTACGACATCCCAAGGAAAAGCTACTACAGGACGATCCTTCATCATGTACGGGTTGGTCTCGGCTTTAAGTAAAACACCCCCATTGGCAATAACAATGATGGCTTCTACATACTCTGATTCTTTTTCTTCAGACTCACCTTCGTCTGCGTCTGTATTAAACAATTCGCTAGGGACAAGACCATAGTATTTTGTTAGGCGTACTTTATCGTCTGTGTAAAGCGTTAGGTCTTGGGTAGGCTCAAGATCAACATCAATAGCCGCTTCGGTAACCTCTGCGTCTTTACGATAGATACCGGCTTCTTGTGCCATGTGAATCTGATGAAGTGGTACATACTCATCAATAGCAACGCCTAAAGCTTCTTGAATGTTTGTGGCTACTGGATCAATTAGGAAGTTCTGTGGCATTACTGGACGTAGCTTGAATACCGTTCGGGTACGCTCCATAACACCAATGGCTTGCATAGCGCCTTCCATAATTGGTTGAGATGCAGGAGTCATTTGAACTTCTTCATCAGCAACAATCTCAGCCATGCCTGTGCCAAAGACAGCCGCATTAATAATACACTCAGCAATTGCTTTACGTGCAGAAACAAACTTAAAGTCTTCGTCCAAAGTGTTTCTAAGAAGCATAATGTCAGCAGATTGACGGTCTTGAACATCGTCTTGAATGTCAAACCACTTTCCACGTCCAAAGGTTGCTTCTTCAACCTCTGCTACGGCAGACTCAACAGCTTGCTGAAGGGCAGGGGAAATAATGCGAGAACGCTCTGAGTTTCGCATGGAGTCTTCAGCGGCCCATTGGCCCCTCCAGAGTCGATAGTATTCATCGAACTTTTCTTTGTAGTTTCCTTCGTAATGATCTCGCCACTGATCGCATTTGTTCATTACCCAAGATTCAAGGGACGTTGGATCAATCGTTTGGTTTTCATATTCCATGTTAATAACCTGCTACAGGGTCTAAGATTTCAAAATCGTCTTCTTCATAATCGTAGTAGTACGATACTTTAGCTAGTTGGTCGATGTAGGCCAATGCGTCAACCAAATCGTCATGCACTAAGGCATTTGGAAACTGAAAGAGTTCATCAAGAAACTGTGGGTTCCAATCGCCCTCGTTCAGTGTAATTTGTCCGTGCTCGAAACGTCCTTGTAACGCCCAGACAACACGATCAGTTTTCTTTTTGTTCCCGTGAGTCAACTCTTCGACTCTGAAAAAACGCTGTTGAGACTTCATTAAATCCGTAAGGTACGGCAGTACCGCATTCTTTAAGGCTCCTTTTTCGATACCAACCGCTACAGGTTGATAAGCATTTACAGCCTCGAATATTTTCCTTGCGGTCTTTTTGATATCCCAACGTCCATGTACAATATCCGCTACCCACCATCCGTCCTCATTAGCCTTTACTATAGCAATCGCTGTCTGGTCGAGTTTTTTGGTTTTAGACTTCGTTGCGCTTTGCACATCAGCAAAACCCGCAAGGTCAACTGCAATGTAATAATCGCCAATGTCAGGTTCATCAGAAGAAAACTTAACCCAATCTT